GAAGTCTGACGATGCAAAGTTTAATATTACGTACAAAAGATTACAGAGTATTGCAAAACTAAAATACTACAAACCATGTTTCAAACATTACTTGAACAAACACGTAAAGAGTAAGTTCGCAGAAGTCCCTACTCCAGAGTGGGAGATTGCAACATTCTTACCGACTGCTCAGTTCCGTAAAGCAAGTTCGCAGAAAGTGTTCTATGATTCAAGGCAGATGATAGGTAAAGACTAATGGCAATTCGTATTGACGATTTCAAATCAGCGGTAGGTGCTGGTGGTGGTATAGCTCTGGGGAGTCTGTACAAGATTTTCCTACCCCCGATTAGGGGTGATGCAAGAACACTAAACATGTTATGTAAAGCAACCTCTTTGCCTGGCAGACAAATCCTATCAACCGAAAAACAAATGGGTCTTGATACTACTAAGATTGCATATGGTTATGCTGTCGAGGATGTTCAGTTGACATTCCATTGTCTTAATGATATGAAAATAAGAGAATACTTTGAGACATGGCAGAACCTTGCGGTCAATCAAGAGACCAAGGAAGTCGGATACTTTAACGATTATACACACCCCGTGATTATTCAACACATTAAGAAAGGTGTATCGTTTCCGATTAAAAAGAAAAAGATTTTTGATTCTGGTAAATTACCTTCGTCTATTGCGGGTAGATTACCAAGACTAGGGCCACTCGACCTTGCACAAGGTGAGTTCGATTTGAACGCAGTATTTGGTGATGATATCACTTATACTTTAGTCCTAGATAAGGCATACCCAACAACATTGAATTCAATTGAGTTGAGTGATGACGGACAGTTACTTGAAGTGTCGGTACAATTATCGTACAAGAACTGGAAGTCTAAAAAAGGTGACAGCGTAGAAAATGATTTCATTGAAGGTCTTGCTGGTGAACTGATTAGGAAATTTTTATAACATTTGGAGAATATAATGGCATTACCTAAGTTAAATAGTAACCCAAAGTATGAGATGGTAATTCCATCGAAACAACAGACGGTAAGATTCCGTCCATACTTGGTAAAAGAAGAGAAGGTTCTTCTTATGGCGTTTGAGAGTCAAGATACTGTTCAAGCGATGAAGGCAATCATTGATACAATTGAAGTGTGTGTTGACGATAAAATTAATAAACAAGAACTCACTACATTTGATGTTGAGTATATGTTTACCAAACTTCGTAGTAAGTCAGTCGGAGAACGTAGTAATCTAAACGTTTCTTGTTCTGAGTGTAAGACTGCAAACGAAGTATCAATTAATATTGATGACATTGAAATTGAGATGGATAATCCAGTACAGACCATCGAACTTCAAGAAGACATTAGTATTGAGATGGGATACCCGTCAGCTTCTGTTCTTATGAACATGAAAGAAGGTATGTCTCAGACCGAACAATTGATTGAATTAATTGTCTATAGTATTAAAAGTATTATGACTGAAGAAGAACAGATGAATGCAAGTGATGTGTCGAAAAAGGAATTATATGAATTTGTTGACTCTATGACTGGTGACCAGTTCAAAAAAGTTAGCGAGTTTGTTTCGACTATTCCAACATTAACCAAAGAAATTGAGTTTGATTGTAACGAATGTGGCACAGAAAATAAACATACGTTATCAGGCTTTACTGATTTTTTTTAGTAAACCTTTCCCATGATAGTTTGATTAATTATTATCAAACTAATTTTTCGTTAATGCAACATCATCACTATGGTTTAGGTGAACTAGAAATGATGATACCGTGGGAAAGGGAAGTTTATGTTTCTCTTCTTACTGATTATATTAAAGAAGAGAACGAAAAAATGAAACAACAACAGGGTAGATAGATGGCCGAGGAAATGCATCCCGCAAAAGGGGCAGGTAGAGACAGCGATTCTCAGAAGAACCTTCTGAGGAAAGTAATCAACACGCTCAAAGAAAACCATACTCAAGATACAAACTATAATGTAGAAAAGGTGAGTATTGCCAAGGAAACCAATACACTATTAGATAGTTTGGTTGGTATGGGTACGGATGCAGAAAAAAGAGACCAGAGTGAAAGGGGTGATAAGAAAGAAGAAGAGATAGAAAGAAAAAGTCTCTTTAAGAAACTTGCAAATCTACCATCATCATTAAAGGCAGGACTACAGACAGCAAAAGACGCTCCTAGTAACCTCATGAGTTCTCTTGGCAAGAAGGTCAAGGGATTCGGTGGTATGCTTGGCAGTCTAGCAAAAGGTGCTGGTATCGGCATCCTTGCGATTGTTGCTGTTGCTGGTCTTATGTCGTCTGGTCTGATTGATGGTGAGAAGGTCAAAAAGAATGTTCTGAGTCTACTCAGTATCGGTGATGAGATGAACTTGGCCAAGTTGGCCACTCTTATTGCATTTCCTACTGCAATGAAACAAATTGCAACTGGTTTAGTATACTTCTCTGCTGGTGGTGGTATCGCTGGTATGACTCAAGGGATATTAGATAAGTTTGACCAAGGTAACTGGGCAGAGACCACAAAGAAAAATGTTCTAACCTTATTGAGTATCGGTGAATCACTAGACGCTCCTAAACTTGTAACACTTGCGTTATTCAAACCCGCAATGATGGCATTGGGTCTTGGTCTTGCGGCATTCGGTATTGGTGCTGGGATTACTGGTGTCTCACAATTAATAGATTTTGATGCACATAAAGTAAAAGACCAAGTTGGCACATTACTATCCATCGGCGAACACGTAGGTAGTATTGGTGATGCCGCATGGTTAACTGCATTTGCTCCTGTTATGACTGGACTAGGTCTCGGTCTGGCCGCTTTTGGTATTGGTACTGGTGTTGGTGGTATCACACAATTAATAGATTTTGATGCACAATTAGTAAAAGACCAAGTACTCACACTGTTAAGTATTCCCGAAGGTCTCGATAAGAGCGCTCTAGGAATGTTGGCAGAGGGAGGCGCTGTTGCTCTCGCATTAGGTGGTCTTGGTGTTGGTCTTGCTGTGTTTGGTGGCGGTCAAGTAGTTAAAGCACTTGGCGACTTCTTCTCAAAGGATGACTTTGCAGAAAAAACTAAAAACCAAGTAAACACACTTTTGTCTATTGGTGGAGAAGACTCCTCTAATATGTTGACAAGGGCGAATAATGTAAGAGACGCTATGGTATCATTAGGTGCTGGTCTCGGTGTATTTGGCGCAGGTAACTTTGTATCCTCTCTTGCAAATGCAGCTTCTGGTATTCTGAACTTCATGACTGGTGGTCAATCACCTATAGAACAAATGTTGTCAATTGCTGACAGAGAGACTGAAATCAATAAGGCATCTCGTGGTCTCACTCGAATGGCAGATGCACTGCAAAAGATGTCTGGTATCAACATCGGGTCTGGTTCAATAGACATCGAAGGTATGTTAGATAGTTTTGGTCATCTTCCTGCTCTATTGGGTGGACTGGCAAATGGTGGTCAAGTCGAATTTGAAACAGCAGGTTTTAACAAAAAAATTGACTTTAAGAAAGGTATTCTTGACCCATCACTTAAAGTTCCAGAGATTACCGCAACGATGAATCAGGTTAACTCTGCGTTGGGTCTTGGCCCTGTAAGAAATGCAGAAGTTAATAATCAGTCTAGCCAGAACGCAGAACTGAAACAACAGTCTAGTGCCTCATCTACTGCTGTTGTTGATGCCTCAAGTAGGTCAACAACCTCTAATACAACAAACAACTCCTTAGTGTCTGACCCGACTCCAGCGGTAGACCAACTAGACCGAGTAGCATAAAAAAAGGGTCTCCGAAGAGACCCTATAACCATAACGGTTTATCCTAAGGCAAGGATTCTTTTAGTCCTCAGCAGCCAACTTAGCAAAGTATGACAACGTATCATCCTCATCCGTAGATGCGGTGATTCTTGGTTCAGGTGCAGACGCAATAACTTGCGGTTCTTGTTCCTTTGAACTAACCACTTCCGCAGTTTGTGTCAAAGAATCATTCTTCACCGTAGAACCTTGACCAGTCGATTGACCAAGAACAACTTCAAGACGTTGCTTGAGTTCATCATAAGACTTGTATGAAGACTGTGCAACAAACTCAGACACATCATGTAACTGATTATAAGTTGCTTCTAGTTTAGTCTCATCCGCTTCCAATAGTGGAGCAGCTGATTTAAACTCAGACTTATCATAGTTTCTGTAACCAGCAACGTTACGAATCTTCAACTGAAAGTCAGCACCAGACCAGAAATCAAACGGGTTGATTGGTTCTTCGCCTGGGAACTCAGGTTGCATCTTATCCATAACCTTATCAAAGATTTTCTTACCGAAGTCGTAAAGGAATACTTTACCTTCGTTTGCAGGATTAGATGGGTCACTCAAGACCATGATGTTTGCAACATAGTGAAGTCTACGCTTCTGTTTACGTGCAGTCTCTTTGTCTTCCTCAATGCCAGAATTCCAGAGACGTGAGTTATATTCACTCACTGGGTCATTGTTACCTAGAGTAGTCAGAGACTTCTCAACATACCATTGACCAGTAGGGCCTTTAAAGAAATGGTCAAAGTAACGTACCCAAGGTAGTTCTTGACCTTCTGCGGCAGGAAGGAAACGAACAACTGCGTAACCGTTACCACTGTCATCTACAGTAGGTTTCCAGAAACGAGTATCTTCGTATTTGTTATTGGTTTGCTTACCACCAGACATTTCTGAGGCGGCATTAGCGAGTTTGGACACATCAGTCCGATTATTTTTTAGATTTGCAAAAGACATTGTATTCTCCGTATATTTGCGTATTAGTAGTATTTTGAGTATTCATTGTATCATAATCAAAAGGTTTTGTCAACTCTTTTATTTATCAATAGGGAGAGCTTCACCCTTGGTGAGAAAGTTAAGTTTCATTGCTTCCAACTCAATTTTCTCTTTTATCGAGACTGTGATATATTTCTTCACATCCTCAATTTCTAGATTGTTTTCATCACAGAGATAAACAACCGTATCCATGTAAGACATAGATTTTGTTCTAACCGTATCTTCAACCATACGGGTAAATTTCTTTTTGTTCATGAAGTTGGACTCTTCTTCCGAAGAATCTACCCCACCCATAATCATATCAACTTTCGCCATCATCGACCTCTTCGTTTGTACGAATATTTACCTTGAAGGAACTTACATATTCTTCATCTTTTGCAAACTCTTCTTCAAGTTCAGGAGTCCAGACTTGTGCGATATCAGGATACCATGTATTGTATTGACGTTTTGGTGTTCCGTCATCATGGTATGCCATTGCAACACACACTTTTTGAATTCTAGATTCCCTTTTCTCACCATCGCGAAAG